CTGAACCAAGGATAGAGTCTGTGTAGGCTTTAGTTGCTGCATCCTGAGCTAACGTAGGGTCGCCAACACCAGTAATCTTGTTAGTCCCCATCGCAATAGCACCAGACATAGTGCCGCCAGTGAGGTTGAGCTTTAGTGCGTCTGCTGTGTCAACATACGTCTTAGTTGCTGCGTCCTGTGCAGCCGTAGGATTACCTAGTCCAGTAATCTTTGACGTACCCATTGCTATCGCACCAGTCATCGTACCACCCGCAAGAGGTAGCTTAGTGGCTAGTGCTGTTGTAACAGTAGAGGAGAAGTTAGCGTCATCGCCTAATGCGGCGGCTAGTTCGTTCAACGTATCAAGAGCAGCAGGGGCAGCGTCAATGACGTTAGAAACCGCTGTGTCTACATAACCTTTAGTTGCGGCGTCAGTAGAAACAACAGGGCTACCTAAGTCACTTAGTACCGCAGCGTTAAAGTCTACAGTGCCGTTGACAACTAGATTGTTGAGTGTAGTTGTTCCTGAGCCTGCTGTTAGATTGCCTGCAACATTACCTGTCAGGTCGCCAGTGACGTTACCAGTGACGTTACCAGTTAAGTTACCTGTGACATTACCCGTCAGACCGCCTACAAAGCCCGTGGTGGCCGTTACTGTAGAACCCCTTACTGTTGACGGGGTAGTCGCACCAATAGGCGTAGAGTTGATTGAACCGCCTGTAATAACTGCGTTGCTAGATGCAAAAGTACCGTTAGCGGTTAGAGTGCCAGTAACGGTAGCAGTAGCGGTGGTGACAGTAGAAGGATTAGTACCCAGTTCTACAATCTGTGTAGACGCATTCTCTGTAAAGATTCTTTTGTCTGTGACGTTGACAGCGAGTTCGCCCTGAACCAAGTCACTTGTGGTAGGGACTGCTGAGGCTGTAGAGCTGTTCTTGGTTACTATGACTGTCATTTTAGTTTCCTGTTAGTTACCACTTTTCTTTGTTAGCCCAATAAGCTGCTGAGGTCTTACCCTTTGCTATGTTCTTAGCGTGCCTAGCCTTAAAGGATTTGCGTCGAGCTTTCTCTGACGCTGTTGTGGGATTCTTTCCTGCACCTGAGACACCTTGTTGACCGAACCGAATCGTCTTAACGGTGTCGCCTTCTTTAGCCAATACAACGTGGCTCTTTGTAGGATGGTTAGGGGTACGTTTGGGCTTATTATACCCACTTACGCCTAACTTGGTCATTCTTGGGTCTTTTTTACTCATAAAGAAAAGAGGAGACAGCGCTGACTAGCAGAACTGTCTCCCCACTCCTATTTAGGCGTTAACGTTAAGTACAAAGCCTGACTCAGGACGCAATACTTTTACGCCGTAGAGCTGATCCGCAGTGTACAGGTTAGCAAGGAACTCTTGCTTGTACTGTGTCTGCGAACGAACACCCATTTGCTCTGCCAACACAAAGGTGTCTTTGTGGAGAAGCAGTGCAGCTTTGAGGTCGTTAGTGTTTGCTGTGTTATCACCAGCTGCCTCAGAAACAGCGCAGTTGGTAGAAACAAATACGTCAATGCCGTAAAGGTTACCAATCTTGCCGTTCTGTACAGGTGCGCCACTGACAAAGTCAGAAGACACATAGCGGTCGATGCCCATGATTGCGTTACGCAGCGAAGGCGGGATAACGAAACAACGGTTGTCGAAAGGTACGTCAGCATCGTCCATCTTCTGAATCAAAGCTCGGAAGCCTGCATCAGTGAACACGTCAGAAGCTGTTACTGTGTCTGCAGCGTACTGGGTAAGACCAGTAGACGCATCAACGTAGTAAGAGTTAGTGTTAGTGTAGTCACCTGCAGCGTCACCCAAGTTAACAGCCAAACCGTGAAGGTCGCTATCAACCTGACGAGCTAGAGCATAACCTGCATCTTGAGTATAGAACTGACGGAGGCTAGTAAGCGCCTGCGTAGCAGTAATGTCTTCGATGAGACGTGAATACTCAAAGTGCTTGTCGATGAGAACTGCTACGTTCTCTTCAGTGTCGCTCTGGATGCTAACAGCAGTGCCTGCAGCCTTAGCAGTGGCAGTACCACGTACAGGAGCAGGGATGTTGATAGTATCGCCTTTCTTGCCAGTCATGCCCATCTTCTTGACTAGGTTGGCAAGCACAAGGCTCTTCTCGTATTGTGCGCGTACTTCGTCACTCCAGATTTCTGGGATAAACGTTGCCGCAGTAGTGTTGTTAACCGAACCACCCATGTTAGGGTATACTGATTTTGTTATAGCCATCTTATTTCTTCCTTAAAGTTATGTAATCATTTAACACGCCCCTCTTGGTATGCTTGCATAATCTCTTCGGACATAGCAGCGTAACGGTCAGGGTTGTCTTTCATTAGCTTAATAATGTCTGCACGTCGAAAGATTTTCCTACTGTTAGTCTCTGATGTACCTGATGCACCACCAGTAGAGGCGCTTCTAAGCGAAGCAGTCCTACTAGATTTCTCAGCGTTAACGGTCTGTCCAATAAGGCTCTGACGGTCTTTCCACAAGCTGAATATCTCATCAGCTGCTTCATAGTCAAAGTTCCTATCAGCCTGACGCAATAGATTAGTCCTAAACTGACTATCACCAACCCAACTAACAAAGTTCTGGTCAGCAAGTATGTCAGCCATGTCAGGATGCTTTTCTTTAAGCATTGACTGAGCAGTGGACTTCTTCATGTTCAATGAAGCCTTTTGAGCCTCTTGAACAGCAGGATGTTTATCTATCGCTTTCTGTATCGCCTTTTCAGGGTCAGAGAAGTAATCAATCTCCTCGTCTACAGTCTCTTCTTGCTTATTGGATTGTGACATAACAAATTCGTCAACAACCTTACGCAGTTCCCCAACTTCTCCACTTTGACGACCAAGCATACGCTCAGCCTCTTGGTGCATACGGACAAGGTCAGCAGCTGATTTGCCTCTGTACTTGTCTGGGACGTCTTCTTCAGTAGGTTGCTCTTGCGAGTCTACTTCGTCAAACTCTGCCGTGTTGTCTTCGTCTTCTAGTCGTCCTTCTTCTTCCATATCTATCAGTGTAGCCATTATTAAACTCCGTGATTAATATCATTATGGAGATTGATGGTCATGTAAGGCTCTTACGAGTTCTCCTTACTTCGTTCGCGTTTAATCTGGTCTTGTCTGTTCTTAGCCCACTTCATAGTCGCACCCGGCCAATCACCGGATATGGGGTCTAAAGTACACTGAACAGCACTGACCATCCTAGACGCTGTTTTATCGCAGGAGGAGCAATCTGTTTCCCTAACCTCTTCGTCAATGAAGCGCTCCGTGACGTGTTGGTCTGGGCAGATAAACTCAAAGATACGTCTAGTCATCCTGCGAGTCCTCTTTCAGGACATCTAAAGTTGAGTCAACCGTGTGTGGCAGATTCATTATTAGACTTGCTATGTTCAGCTGTCCCTTTTTGTAAAAGAGTTCATCGGAGTTTTTTACAGCTTCGATGCTCCCTATTGCCTCTACTAAGTCGGATAGTTCTTTTTCTACGTTCTTCCATCCGTCTGTCATGAGCATCTCTTGGATTTGCTCGTAATGCTTTATATCTGCCTCATTCATATTGTTTATCCTCCTTAGGACAATAATGCTTGACTTCTTATGGCTTATGTGTTATAGCGCTGGACTATACCACAAAACAGTCCAAATGTCAAGTCTTTTTTGAGCTTTCTTTCTTGGCAGGAGCAGCCGCTTGTGCAGCCTCTAGAGCTGCAATGCGCTTGTCCAGACGTGCGTAGGCAGCGTTAATCTGCTCTACCACGCTTTCTAACTCTTTATTGCTGACCATTCTTCATGTTCTCCTTTACTACTTCCAAGCCTAGCTTCTTTTCATCAAGAGCAAGGTTAGCTAGTCTCATACGCTTCTCAAAGTCTTTGTCACTCTCAGAAGCTGTCTGTGATGACGCTACAGCCTTAATACGAGCCGTTTCAAGCTCCACAGGGACGCCTCTAGCCTCTAGAGCAATCTTCTGCGCTCTAGCGTTAGACTCTGCTGCTTGAGCGTTCAGAGCCGCTGTCTGGCTGTTCTTAAAGGCTCTGTCTTCCTCTGCTAACGCCTGCTGCATCTGCTGCTGCTCTGGGTTAGGCTGCTGAGCCTGTATCATTGTCTGTATCAAGTCTTCACGGTTAGTGATGTTCATGTTGTCAATAACAGACTGCATGATAATTGGGTATACAGGGCTGTCTTGTGGCATAGTCTGTAGCAGCTGTACTAGCTGAGCTACTTCGTACTCACGAGCAACAATACCCAGTGTGCTTGTAGCAATAAACTTATAGTCGTTAACAGGGAATAACTCAGGCTCGAACTGCATATAACGCCACGCAGCTTTCTCAACGAAAGGCATCAAGAACGACTCTTGGAAGTTCACTAGCGTACGCTTTTGACGCTTGATGATGCCGCCCAAGCTCATAGAGCTGCCTGCAGACGTTGTACCGCCACCGTTCATTGCTTGCTGCGCTGTGTCAACACTGCCTGTAGCAGCCTGCACCATGCGCTGTAGCGAGTCAGCCTGTGCAAACGTAATCTGGCTAACCTGACCAAAGTTAAACGGATGCAGCACCTCACGAGGGTCGCCGTTAGTCAATAGCAGCTTGCCTGCCTTAACCTCTGGCTTAGTGCCTCTAGGCATCCTTGTAGCGTCCATAGCAAGCATTGGGTGTACAGTGAGGGCTAGAGCGTCAATCCTTGCTCTAAGCTCTGCATCAAGCGCTTTCTGGCTGTTAAAGCCCTTCTCGCACACACCCATGCCCCAGAAGCGACTTGGCACAACATCCCACGGGAATGCTACGATAGGTCGGTCTTCCATCATGTAAGGCGATGCTTCAGCCTTTAGCAGCGTACCGCCGTTAGCAATAACGACAATAGCCTCTACGTAGTAGCTGTCTCTGCCTTCATCGTCTTCGTCGCTGTCGAAGTTAACCATCTCGTCATCAGCGTCAAAGGCATTCTCAAGCAGCTTACGTGGCACTAAGCCGTAATACTTTGTTAACCTAACCTTGTCCTCTGGCTGCTGCCAAAGCTCTTCGTCAGGCTCTAAGTCCAAGTCAGGCGCTGCACGTCCAACATAAACCTTTCTGTAAACACCTTCTTCCTGCAGTTGCTCTACCAAGTGTGACGAGACAAACTCATCAACAGCAACACCAACAGCTGTGTCGATGCTAGTGGCTACAGGGTCGATAAGGAAGTTGTGGGGTTGGATAGGACGTAGCTTAACCACGGTGCGGTCACGGATGTTAACACCCACGGCAGTCATAGCACCATCCATCACAGGCTCTGTAGCCGGAACCATCTCTTTCTTCTTCTCAAGCACTATCTCGCCAATGCCTGTGCCGTACACAGCAGCGTTGATGAGACATTCACCTACAGCCTTCCTGATCTTGTTCTTAGTAAACTCTTGTGACAACGCCTCACGCAGGAAACGCACGTCAGAACGCTCTGTATCGCCCATGTCGTCTTGTATGTCAAAGAACTTACCACGCCCAAAGGTAGCCTCTTCGATGTCAGCTACGTTGTTCTCAACAGCTTGGAGGAGGGCAGGGGAGACAATCTTGCTTCTTTCGCTCTCACGAGTCTTGTCGTCATCTGCCCAGATGCCACGCCAAAGACGATAGTATTCATTGAACTTCTGATCGTAGTTAGTGTCAAAGAATTCACGCCAATCCTCAACTTTGTACATCACCCAGTCTTCTAGGTTTTCGTCAAGTATGTTGACTGTGTCTTCGTTATAATCGTCCATATCAATATCCTGTGTATTCGTCTAAGGATTCTTCGTAGTCTTCTGAGTCGTAGCCCCAATCGTAAGCTACATTAGCTAACTGATCTATATACGCCAATGAGTCAACAGTGTCGTCGTGTACTAAGTGGTTAGGGAACTGAAACAACTCATCCATGAACTGCACATTCCAGTCGCCCTTGTTTAACGTAATGCGTCCGTTTTCAAACCTGCCCTGCAAAGCCCACATGATCCTGTCAGTCTTCTTTCTGTTACCGTGTGTTAGCTCTTCTACTCTAAAATACTTGTTGAAACGCTTCATAAGGTCTGTCAGCGGCGACATAACAGCCTGCCTACTAATACC